TGATGCGGCTTTCTCGTTGTGAGTGTCTATACCATTTATTAACTCTAATATAGTCGGCTCACCTTTTATACTCATTGTTGGTGTTATAGGGTTGCTACCATTAGGTACTGCGCTACCCTCTATAACTTTTGCTTCGGTTACAATCCAAAAATAGCCTTGTTCCTCAGCATCTTTTCTATTTATAATCTGGTCGATATACTTATCAAAAAAATCTTTTTCTTTTTCAAAATCTTTATCATCAACTGCTAACTCCATTTTAACGTACCTCATTCCTACTGAGTGGTTGTCAACATATCCTTTTGAATATTGGTCGAACATATAAGGGTTTCTTGATTTTTTTACAGTAGAATCAAAAACTAACGCTTGTGTCGTTCCTTTAACATCAAACCCTAAATCTGATAAATTATAAGTTTTTACAGACGCTACCAAATCCTTACCACTTGAAATTATTTTATCGAACTCTTGCGACTTATGTTCTTGCAAGTGCATAATACGCTTATTCTCTTTTAGTGATTTTGTCCAAATTCCTGGCAAGTGAACGTCACCGTGTGAGTCTAAAATATTTGTAGTATTTATGACAGCTTTTACTTGAATCTCGTCTGGGTTATTAGGGTCGTAGTTATCAGCTTTAGATGTTTCTAAATTAAAAGGTGCTTTACTAAGAACAGGAGAAAACCCTAAACTATCAGCATATTTTATAGTGCTCTTTTTTTGAGTAATAAGAGTTTCTTTATTTTTAACTAAGAAACCAAACAGCTCTTTTTTTGTTTCAAAATTAGGTATTTCAAGTTTCATAATCTTACATTTTAAATTTTACTATAATCTCTGTTCTTTTTTTTATATCTATTTTACTCTTCAATAATTCAATCTCTTCTATGGTTTTTCCTGTTACATCTATCGGTTCTTTATTTAATCTATCGCAAATTAAACTAATTACTTGAATAAATGTTTTCTCCACGTTATTTTTTTATCAATCTATTATCTTTAACCATCTTCATTCTCTTCTCCTTGAGTTTCTTGATTTCTGCTTGTTTCTCCTCCTTGCGTGTTTGTTTCGTTTCCATTTTCAATAGTTTGAATTTCCTCTAATTTAATATTTTTATCAAAACCAGTCATTTCTAAAGCCAACTTCTCAGGAATACCAGTTTTTAACAAGTCATTTAATGCCTTTGCTTTTTTACTAATACCATTATAACGCTCTATTAAAATAAATTGCATAATTGGTAAATGCTCATAACTACCTACAATCTTAAAGTCCGTATCTTTTAATAATTGCTGTAACACCTCTATAAAAGAATTAAGTGTTGATTGCATCTCGTTTTGAACGTATGAAACCATAGATTCTTTAAAGTTATTGTAAGTAGTTTTTTTAGCCTCCAGAGAAATAATATCTTTAGGAATATGTAATGCCGTATAGATGATATTACCATCAACTTTTATAGATTCATCCAAACCTAAATCTCGTAAAGCAACGTGCATAGATTGGTAAGTAACACTTGCACTCGTTACAATTCCTCTTTTTCGATTCCAAGCTAAACCATAACCATTTTGTAGTAAATCCTCAGCTTGTTCCTTATCTTTACCAGCTAATGGAAAGTTATCGTTAGCACCTGTACTTAATATCTCTTTTCCGTTAGTTTTTAGGATAATATTCTTAGCAATTAGCGAATCCTGCGTATTTATAAGCGTTTGTCGTAAACCATCTAATCTTGAGCTTACCTCGTAAAAGTTCTTACTTAAACAATTCGGTAAATCGTAGAAAAATAATAAATCTTTAATTTTTATTTTAAGGTTTTCGCCATCCTTATCGTAAACTATCTCTTCATTCTGAACTGCTTTATCAGCTCTCGCAGATAAGATATGCGATTTGTAGTTTTTTGGATATTCTATTTTATCAGAATCAAGTATGTAAATAGAGTCTATATCCTCTTCTCTATTAAACCCAGCAGGTCTTTTTAAGTACCCGACAGCTTTACCTTGAGCAATCTGTAAAAATTGTAATGACTCTAAAAAGTCGTTTTGTGTTTGGTATAAATTAGGTTTGTCTAATAATTTTTTTAACCAATGGTCTTTTTGCTCTTCACCAGTATTTTTATTAACTATCTTCAACTCAGCTTGTGAGAATAGTTTTGAAACAAAAAGCATTGCTGGTGTTAATATAGGGTGGTTTTGAGCAATTTGTAGATTTGATGCTTTATCATAGTTAACCCAAGATGAACTTCGGTTTATGTATAAATGATTACCAGACTTATCTTTAGTCCAAGTTAAATTTCTTAATTTCTCCCAAATATTCCAAGCCATCAAAATAGTTTTGAGCTAAATTAAGAAAAAAAATGGTATGTTATAATTTATTTGCTAAAAATTTATATGTTTTAATTAAAGCATCGTTAGCCTCTTTGTTGTTATTCAGCCTTTTTTGCAGTCTTTTTGGCTTATTGTCGCCTATAACATACTCAATATAGAACTCGTTTTTTGCGATAATAACAACATACGCCTTTACACCGTTTCTAATACATTTACTTACGCTATCATCCATTTGAGAGTATTTTTTTGATTAAATCTTTAAATTCTTCTAAACTCCATACTAAATAGTAATTAACACCATTTTGTGTTACGATAGACTCCCAATATTTTTGATTATCAGATTGAGAACCACCAAAAACCTTTAATTCTAATGCGAAAAATCTACCTTTATATATGAAAAGTAAGTCAGCAACACCTGGAAATACACCCATCACTTTAAACTTACGAGCCTCACGACCTTTTCGATTCCCACCGTTTGGCACGTGAAAAAGTAATCCTCTTAATTTTGGGTATGTATTATGAAACCATAAATAACATTCTTGTTGGAGTCTATCTTCGCTCATATCTAAAATATCATTTTAAACATTTTAATTGTAAAGTATATAAACGAGCCTAACCCACCTATAAACGCTACAACCATTAATAATGCTAATATTCTCGCTTTAAATTCTTTTAAATTATCTTCTTCCATTTTATTTGTTTTTAAACAAGCCACCAATTAAGATGGCTTGAATTCAAAATATTACGACCAAATTATTAATTTAGTCTTAGAGGTCGGGTCAAGTGTGCCTCTGAACACTATCCTAATTGACTTGTTTTATATGGTTTACAATATCTTTTTTTCTTATCAACTCGTTTTTTTACTTCCTTTTTTACATTTAATTTTGTATCTTTACCTCTTACCCTCAAACCAAATTTAGCAAAAGTGCTATAAACCTTAGCTTTTTTAATCCCTAAAACAATAGATATAGATATTGGTGTTATATTACCGAAACAATCTAATATTTTCTTTTCTAATTCTGATGGGTTGCTTAAATCTGCTTTTTTCATAATATAGTTATATGTTTTTCTATTCTCTTAATCTCTTGCGTTAACTCATAATGCTCTACTACATTTAATATTAACTCAAATTCAGTAAAATAATCCTTTAAGCCTTGTAAATAATCCATATAGTATTTTTTATTCCTTGTTATCTTTTGAGCTTCGTTATAATCTGAAAGATTATGTTTTGTTTCTGTTCTCGGGTCTGTAAATGGCATAATATTTATAATTTAATTAATAATCTAAATCCAACATTAAAACGTTGGACAACTTCTCATATAAAACATTAAAACGTTTTATATTATATAGTTAGGCACAATAAAAATTATTACCCGTGTGCTTCCATATACTTTAGTGCTGTTAAATACATCATTATTTTTTCTGAATCGTCTCTCCAATCGTTAGTACTTGTTGGTATTGGTGGGTTTTTTTCAAATTCTTCGATTATCATTTCTGCTTCTGCTAACATAATTTTAAAAGTGCCTAACTATTCATATAATTTATGCTTTTGTTAGGTCTTATTAATTGTTAATATTCTATTTATTTATTCGTTGTTTATTCAAAGTTGATGTACTTGTTTATTCGCACAAATCATATAATTTTTAGTTGTGCATAATACTACTCATTCCATAATTGGTCAAAGTCATATTCTTTTTCAATGCACTTATATTTAAA